CATACAGGCTTGAACCCACATGAAGTTGTATTCGCATCGAACGACTTCACCAGTGCTTAGGCGTTGGTTGTGCTTGCAGAAGTAAGTCTGTTCACAAGTCTCACATTTGACACACATCACTCTTCCTCCCGAGGTTGGTATGTGTACATTCGACGTAGGCATTTGTCACATTCGCACATCTTCTTGATGTAGTAACCATCAATGCTGCAATGTGTACACGGCATCATCACCCACTTGCCATCTTGCTTGATTTTCCAATACAAGGAAGCCATTATTCAGCAGCCTCCAACGTCGGACAGTCGGCAGTCCAATGATTGCCAAAACAATTCTTGCACATGTAGTTTCGAGGAGGTGCAGGTTTCACTTTCGGTTCACTTTCATTCGGTGAATACTTTCTCAACTGCATTCGAACCCAGTGAGAGAAGTTCTCACCGTCTTTGACCAGTTGCTTGCGGATCGCATCGCTTACTTCGTCGAGGCTAATGGTACGGTTTGGCATCACTCTTCCTCCTTTGGTGGGCATGTGTGGGTGTCTGTAGACCATCGAACGGTGTAATGCGTCCAACACTCACGGCAGAATCTAAACTTGTTCAGAGAATCAGTTAGTTCGTTCATCATTTTGTATTTGTAATCAACTGGTTCCGTCTCGTCTTGGTAAATCATATCTCGATGGATCGCTAACTTGACCCACTCAATCTGTTCTTTCGTCATGTAAACTTCGGTGTGTAATGGTTCGTCAGCCATGAGACTCCTAAGAACCCCTACTATAAGTATGTACGCATTAGCGGAATGCCTATAGCCTATGGCTATACATAGGGGTGGTGTGGTGTGGGGGTCTATTAGACGGCGTGCCACCGGTAGAGAAGATTAAGTGCTGGATGTGGGGTACTTGTGTTGTCCGGGGGAACCGGTTTGGTACGTCATGCACAAAAACAACCCCCGGACACCTAAAAGAGATGATTAAGAATGGCTACAAAAAAGACCGCAATGTTTACGCTTACCGAACGACTTACAATTACTGCAGCTGCAACTGACACGTTTGCGACAATTGACCTCGGCAGTTACGTCGACGTTGGTGATCGCCAAGCACTTCAAATTCACTCGGTTGACTTTATCTTCCAAGGAACCACACCCGGAGAAACTTTCCCATTCGTCACAATGAATAGTTCAGGACAAGTTCAAGTTCAAGTTACTGATCTAAACCGTGGCGGTTTGGTTTTCTCAAATGATCGTGCTCTCGTTGCATCAGGAACCCTAAACTATGATTCGGATGCTTTCCTATCTCAGGCAACCGACTTGTATCCGGACAACTATGGAAAGGGCAGTGATGATGGACGTTACGTCGTTAACGATCAACTTTACATTACTGGACGTTCCTCTGCAATTGACACTGGCAACAACAAGGCAGCAAACATCACTGTTCGAGTGCACGCTTCCATTGTTACCCTCGGTGCAAAGGACTTCATGGCCATCGCAATCCAGTCAACAGCCGCCGATAACTGAGGTGGTTCTCCTGGTCAAAGTTGAAGGAACCCTTGAAGAACTCAAGGCGCTGTTTATTGAAAGTGCAAAAGAAGAAGCACGATCCACAGCAAAGCGAGCAGGAAAGAAAGCAGTCAAGAAGGCTGTCAAGACTGTCAAGCGAGCACCATCAGCGTATAACAAATACATGAAGAAGGAACTCGCACGTCTGAAGAAGGCTCATCCGCGTATGACTCATCAGGCACGCTTCAAGAAGGCTGCAAAGTCTTGGAAAGGTGCAAAGAAAAAGAAGGGGGCAAAGAAGTGAAACTCCTTTCAAAGCAAACCCAATTCCTGCAGGTGAACTGGCTTGGATCCCCAACCAATACTTGGAGTTCGCTACAAGCTGGTGGTGATTATACAGAACTATCGATGTCATCAAACAACGTACAACTATTAGCAAACAAAGGATATTTCGATCTTGCTGGCATGTCTATGGAGCAAAAAACATTGTTTATTCAAAACATCTCACTTCAATTTCAGGCTCCACCAAGTGCTACAGATGGTGTTCAAGGCGATGCTGTTGAAATTATCACTATGCTGAGCGATGTTCCTATTGAACAACAGGACATTGCAGGACCGGGGTGGTATCCGTCATCGATGTCTTCCGACAATTGTTTTTTGCGACGTGTGCAAACATGGGCTATTGATACAGGCCAAATGACATTTGGCAATTATTTTCGATTGGTAAATGAGACTGTTGACGGTATGGGGGATTCAACGACATCAGACCGAATTTATTACGCTGTTTATGTCCGTCTGATCGTGCTCAAGATTGGACCTGCCGAAGTATCTCCTATGACCAGCCTTACTATTCCGGGCATACGGTTTGTCATTGAGGCCGATGCAAAAGAGGAACCTGAATTTGTATATTTAATGCGACAACGTAGAGCATACGAGTTGCAACAAGAACCGGACGTTGATTGATATGATCGGCGATGTGTACAAAGTGAGAGAGTTGCCTCTATTCAAGGCATTTCGATTGGGTACACAACTTGGTCAATATGTCGGCACTAAAGCCGGCGAAAGAACAGCGCTGCGCATCGCACAAAAAGGTGCAGCAACCGGTCCAGTATTTACTAAGGAAATGTTCGAGTACGAAATCTCTGCGATCCGAATGGGCGCACAAATCTAATTGAGGAATTAAAATGTCTGAAGAAACACCAATTGAAGAAACAAAAGCACCAACTAAGACCGAACGATTCGCACAGTGGCTTATGACCCGTGAAGAACGTCGAGCAGAGAAAGAGTCCAACCTCGAGAGTCTGATTCGACTCAACGTGCTTGTGTCTTTTCTTACTCTCGGTTTGGTCGGTGGGTTCGAAACTGTTCAACTTGCTATCTCAATGATCCCTTACTTGGGTTGACATAGCATACAGGCTTGAACCCACATGAAGTTGTATTCGCATCGAACGACTTCACCAGTGCTTAGGCGTTGGTTGTGCTTGCAGAAGTAAGTCTGTTCACAAGTCTCACAT